CCACATCCGTCATGTGCTGTACTGCTGCTCGGCATCCCGTCCGGCTACTGAGGGTGAGACTACGGAGGAGAGCAAGAGTGTCAAAACGGAGACACTCAGCCTCAAGGCAACGGCACTCCCGTCCGGTCTGGTGAAGTCCAAGACCTGTGAGTCTACGGATGAGACCACTTACAACAACTGGTACAACTCCGTGTATATCCCCACGGCGGCGACCAACAACAGCACCGGCACACGCTCTGCATCTGCAAGCAAGAGCAGTACTGCCGCAGCAACCACTACTGACTGATTCGGAGGAGAATGAATATGGCTATCAAGAAAATCATCACTGTTGACGGTATCGAGGTTCCTTTCAAGGCGAGTGCGACACTGCCCCGCCTCTATCGTGCAAAGTTCCGCAAGGACATCTTCAAGGATTTTGCCGCACTGAAAGACTCCGTGGACGAGAGCGATGAGGAGAATTCCGGTCTCGGCATCGAGAGCCTTGAGGTGTTCGAGAACATCGCATGGACAATGGCAAAACACGCTGATCCGGAGAATGTTCCCGACAGCCCGGATGACTGGCTCGAACAGTTCAACTGCTTCTCAATCTACGAGGTACTGCCGCAGCTTTTCGAGCTCTGGGGCATGAATCTGGAGACACAGGCAGAGTCAAAAAAAAATCTCGCCCAGTTGACCGCGAGATGACAACGCCGCTGTTCCTTCTCCGATGTGTGCAGATCGGGCTGAGTTTAACTGACCTTGATTTGCTCACCATCGGAATGGTCAACGAAATGTTCATTGAAAAGGATAATGATGAAGCAACCTATGAATATAAAGCAACACAGGACGATTTCGACCGATTTTAAGCCTATCAGCAGTCTTTTTCGGGTGTTATTCGGACTCGTGATCTACTCCTTCGGTGTCTATCTGACGATTTACGCAAACATCGGTCTTGCACCGTGGGACTGCCTCGGCATGGGTATTGCAAAGCATACTCCGCTGAACTACGGCAGTTCTATGGCGCTGATCGGTGTTTGTGCGATCGTGATACAGCTTATCCTGCGAGAGCGTATCGGCTTTGCAACGCTGTTTGATGCGCTGATAACCGGGCGGCTCACACAGTTTTTTATCGACATATCCCCATATCCCGAAAACCACAGCTTATGGTTCGGTTTAATTTTCATGTTGTTCGGATTCTTGTTTATCGCTCTGGGGATGTATGTGTATATGTCTGCTGAATGCGGCTGCGGTCCGAAGGACGGATTGCTGATTGCAATCGGAAAAAGGCTGCCGAAAATACCGATAGGCATTGTGGAGATATTGCTGTGGTCAGTGGTTACACTGATCGGCTGGATGCTTGGCGGCACTGTTGGCATCGGCACTGTCATATCCACCTTCGGCGCAGGTGCTGTGATGCATCTGTTTTACACTATGATTCATTTCGAGCCGAGAAAACTGCGGCATAGGAGTATCAAAGACACATTTTCTATTCTGTTTGACTGGGGGTGATACCGTATGGCAGGCAGAATCAAGGGCATTACCGTTGAAATCAACGGTGATACTACGAAATTATCCAAAGCCCTCCAGAGTGTGGATAAGAACATCAAAAACACGCAGACGCAGCTCAAGGATGTCGAAAAGCTGCTGAAGCTCGACCCGACCAATACAGAACTGCTTGCTCAGAAACAAAAGCTGCTCGGTCAGGCAGTGCAGGATACCAAGACACGACTTGATGCACTGAAAAAGGCAAGCGAACAGGCTGCAAAAACCAAGGACAACTACGATTCGTGGAAGGCGAAATACGATCCGATCAAGCAGAAGATCACCGAGACCGAAGCCAAGCTGAAAGACCTCAAGGAACAGGCAAAAACCGCGGATGAACAGCTTGCCAAGGGTGAGATCTCGCAGGAGAAATACGATGCACTGCAAAGGGAAATCAAGGAAACGACAGATGAACTGTCCGGTCTGAAACAGCAGGCAAAGGATGTATCTGACGAGTTCGGAAATCCAATCAGCCCTGAACAGTATGATTCCCTCCAGCGTGAGATCGTCGAGACCGAGCAGGAGCTTCAGAATCTGCAAAACGAAGCAGAAAAGTCGCATACAGCACTGGTAAAGCTCGGTGAAGCAGGTGCCTCTCTTGAAAAAGCCGGCGACAAAATCGCAACCGTTGGGACGAATCTGACAAAATATGTCACTGTGCCTATCCTTGGTGTCGGAACTGCTGCTGTGAAAACGACAGCGGATTTCGATGCGTCCATGAGCAAAGTCGCTGCTGTATCCGGTGCGACCGGTGAGGACTTTGATGCCCTGCGTGCAAAAGCCCGTGAGATGGGTTCTCAGACAAAATTCTCCGCATCGGAAGCTGCTGACGCCATGAACTATATGGCAATGGCAGGCTGGAAAACCGAGGATATGCTGAACGGTGTAGAGGGTATCATGAACCTTGCTGCCGCATCCGGTGAAGACCTCGCAACCACATCGGATATTGTCACGGATGCACTGACGGCACTCGGCATGACAGCCGGAGACTCCGCACATTTCGCAGACATCCTTGCAGCGGCATCGAGTAATGCCAATACCAATGTGGCTCTCATGGGCGAGAGTTTCAAGTATGTTGCGCCTGTTGCGGGTGCTATGGGTGCATCGGCGGAGGACTTGTCCATTGCACTCGGTCTGATGGCTAACAGCGGTATCAAGGGCAGTCAGGCTGGTAACTCTCTGAAAAATGCTCTGGTCAATCTCACGAAACCGACCAAGCAGCAAGCGGCGGCGATGCAGCAGCTCGGCTTTATCAGCACTGAAACGATTCAGAAAATCGACTTTGAGAAGGTCGAAAAGGCGGAACAGGCTGTTGAGGATGCGACTATTTCTCTTGACAGCGCACAGATCAAGCTGAATGATGCGATCAGCAAGTACGGTGAGGGCAGCTCACAGGCAGAACTCGCAAGTAATAACTACGAAAAGGCGCAGCTCAAACTCGCACGGGCGCAGGAGACACTTGCCAAAGAACAGGAAGGTGTCTCCAAGGAGATCATGGGTGCCAATACACTCATGACCGATGCGGACGGTAATATGCGGTCGCTCGGCGATATCATGGGAATACTCCGTGAGAAAATGGGCAAGGTCAATGTGGAACTGACAGATGCAGAGGGCAATGCCCGTGATTTCGATGACATTGTCGCAGAGCTGTCCACGACTACTGAGGGACTTGCACAGGCGGAGCAGATGCAGGCGGCGGCTGCGATTTTCGGCAAGCAGAATATGTCCGGTATGCTTGCAATCATCAACGCAAGTGAGGAGGACTACAATAAGCTGACCGATGCGATCTACGGCTGTGAGGGCTCTGCAAAGGGCATGGCGGAAACCATGCAGGACAACCTCGCGGGTCAGATCACGATACTGAAATCGCAGCTACAAGAGCTTGCTATCTCTTTTGGAGACATCCTCATGCCCGCTATCCGGGCAATCGTCAGCAAGATTCAGGCGTTTGTGGATAAGCTCAATGCAATGGATCCGGCTGTCAAGGAAACCATTGTCAAGGTCGCATTGGTGGCGGCGGCACTGGGACCTCTGCTTGTGGTGATCGGTAAAACCATGATCGGTGTCGGCAAGCTGATGCAGCTTATTTCCAATCTCCCGACTATTATTGCGGGTGCAAAATCTGCGTTTGCAGCATTCAGCGGAGCTATCGGCGGTATCTCCGCACCTGTAGTCGCTGTCATTGCGGTCATTGCCGCTCTGGTGGCGGCTTTTGTGCATCTGTGGAAAACCAATGAGGACTTCCGCAACAAGATCACTGCGATCTGGGAGCAGATCAAGAGTATCTTTTCCGGTTTCTGTCAGGGCATTGTTGACCGTATCAACGCTCTCGGCTTCGACTTCAAAAACATCGGCGAAGTCATCAAGGCTGTATGGGACGGACTCTGCAAGTTTCTGAAACCGATCTTTGAGGGAACTTTTCAGCAGATCGCAAACATTTTCAAAGCGGTAACAGATATTATTCTGAATCTTCTTGATGTATTTATCGGCATCTTCACGGGAGACTGGGATAAGGTATGGAACGGTATTAAGGGTATTTTTGTAGCGGTATGGAACTTCCTGAAGGATACGCTGAAAAACTACCTCAATGTACTGTGTAATATCTTCGGCACAGACCTTGAAACTGTCAAGCAGTTCTGGATCGGTGTATGGAATGCGGTCAAGAACTTTTTCGTCAATCTCTGGAATAATATCACCGGCTTTATTTCCGGTGTGCTGAACGGTATCAAAAACTTCTTTGTGTCTGTATGGACAGCTATCAAGGACTTCATTGTCGGTATCTGGACTGCGATTTACAACAGCGTATCTGAGAAGATCAATCTCATCAAGACCGTTATCGAGTTCGTATGGAACACCATTTATACGGCAATCAGTACGGTGCTGAATGCGATCTGGTCAGTGATTACAACTGTATGGCAGACCATTTATGATTTCATCTCTCCGCTGCTGGATGCTTTCAGGTACCTGTTTGAGACGATTTTTGAAGCGATCCATGTGATCATCTCCCGTGTTATGGACTGGATTCACGAAAAGATCACTACCACATGGGAGACCATTAAGGCGGTCGTAACGATTGTACTGGAAGGAATCCGGACATTTTTTGAAACGATCTGGAACGCAATCTCTACAACTGTCAGCACGGTAATGGATACCATTTCCAACGTGATCTCAACCGTGTGGAATGCGATCTCCGGTTTTATCTCTGGTATTCTCAATGCGATCTGGTCGGTTGTATCTTCCATTTGGAACAGCATCAGCGCACACATTTCCGCTGTTCTGAATGCCATTTATTCTGTGGTGAGCAGTATCTGGAATGCGATCAGCGGTTTTGTCAGCAGTATTCTGAATACAATTTTTGCGACAGTCGCAAATATCTGGAACAGCATCAAAAATACAGTATCCAATGTGATGAATGCCATCAAGACCACGGTCTCAAATATCTGGGAGAATGTGAAGTCTGCTGTATCTCAGAAGATCACTGCGATCAAGACAACGATTGTCAACGGCTTCAACGCGGCGGTCAGCTTCATTAAAAATCTCGCATCCGAGGCTTTCTCCTGGGGTGCTGACATCATCAACGGTATTGTGGATGGCATTAAGGGCTGTATCAACAAGGTTGCAGACGCTGTAAAGGGTGTTGCAAACAAGATCAAATCATTCCTGCACTTCTCTGTTCCGGATGAGGGACCTCTTGCGGATTTTGAAAGCTGGATGCCGGATTTCATGCAGGGACTTGCGGACGGTATTAATCAGAACGCAGGTGTTGTCGGCGATGCCGTCAATGGCTTTGCAGGCAATCTTGCGGAAACGATCAGCACTGTTATCAGGAACGCTCTGTCCAATGTTGTCACAGCGGTACAGGGCTTCATGACGCAGGTCTTTGATACTGTCAAAACAGTCTGGGCAAATGCAAATACTGCAATTGATACGACCATGTCACAGATCAAAAGCGGTATCACTTCCGGCTGGAAGGCTGTTGTATCTGTGGTCACTACTGCGCTCGACAGCATCAAAAAGGTCATCACCACAACATGGAAAGCGGCTGCATCTGTTATTGAAACCGCACTGAACGGAATTAAAAAGATCGTAACTGCGATCTGGACAGCAATGAAAACGCTCATCAATACCGGACAGCTTGACATCAAAAATGTGATCTCAACAACTTGGAATGCTGCGAAGGATGTGGTAAATACTGCTCTGAACGGTATCAAATCCGTGGTGCAGTCTGTCTGGAATGCGATGCCGGATATTGTTCGGAATCCGATGAATCAGGTAAAGGACGCAGTGCTGTCTATCTGGGACAATATCCGGAACGGTATCGGCGACAGGCTCGGCGGTGTGCGTGACGCAGTCAGAAATGCAATGAGCGCTGTCTATGATGCAGTCATGGACAAGGTCAACAGCTCGTGGTCATGGGGACGTGACCTCATGCAGAACCTTATCAACGGTCTGAACTATATGCTCGGCAATCTCATCAATACAGTTGCGGATGTAGCGCGAGCAATCAGCGATTATCTGCACTTCTCTGTTCCTGATAAGGGACCTCTGACGGAATTTGAAAGTTGGATGCCTGACTTCATGAAGGGACTGGCTGACGGAATCAACAAGAGCAAGAAATATGTCGAAAAGGCAATTTCCGGTGTTGCGGACGCTATGACCATTGCGATGAATTCAGATTTCAATGTGGATATGTCCGGTGTGACCGGAGCAATGGTAGGCGCAGGTGGTACAACGGTAGTCAACAACTACAATAACGACAACAGCCGCACAGTGAATCAGACCAATAATAGTCCGAAATCACTGTCACGGCTGGAGATCTATCGTCAGACGCGGAATGCGCTGAATGTGTGAGCGGTAGATGGGTGGGGAATTCCCCGCCCATGCTACGTATATTAGTAATTCAAGTCGCCATAACTAACTTATCATAATTATATTGTTTAAAATCTGATCTATGAAATCGTGTGTCAACAATCATTAATGCCGGGTATTGAACACTTCGCTTTCTATCCATTGAACTATTGTATTTGAAGAGAACTTCATTATGATTTTTATATGGATTAAACCAAATAACGAAGTCCATAGCTGAATCATATATGGGTTGAATAAATTCCGCATCATTCCATGTTTCGTGAGTAATTAGTCCTTGATTACTGTTGAATGAAAAAGCAAAGTTGTCATCTTTTACATGGGTTTTCGTTCCCTCAAAACAGAGACCTGATTCGTCCAATATTAGTAACCCCTTATGTTGTATGCTTGGATGCGCATTTATCCACAAAGGTATTTTATCTATATGTTCTTGGATTACGCGCTTAGCTTGTTTTTTATACTGTGGAAATGAATGCTCGTTTATATCACCAGAAGTTCCCGCTTCAAATGCAACTTGGAAATACTGAGAATCAAGTAGTCCTTCGTTCTTAAACTCTTTTCTCATTTTTTGTTCTTGAGCAATAATTGGATTGCGCCCTTTTTTTATTTCCGCATCGTTTATGCGAAGCACATCAAACATGCAACTAAAACTGTCAGAGTAATAATCTGGAGGTAAACAATCATGACCATTGTTTTCCGTGAACGATCTAACGTTTTGAATATATCTTAATATTTTTCTTTCAAAGGAGTTGCCTTTGAACATTCGCACATCATGTGATAGATTTTTAAGGTACATTAGCATCATGTTTAATATATTTTGCTCATTATCAAAGTTAAACATATCAGGGTTAAACATATCAAAAAAGTTAATTTCTTTCATAAGACAACCTCTTTTCAACTGCGTCTATATATAATGATTAGTGTTGTTTTTATTATACACCAATCTTATAAAAAAAGCAAGGGGTGATATCATGTTTTTCAACCTTATTTTAGAAAATGCAGTCGGAGATCAGCTCGACATGACGTCAACGGCAAACCAATATATGGCCTCAAAGATCGAGGGGCTTTCTCCGCCGCCCGGTACAATCAGCACCTCATCCTACGCAGGCATGGACGGCAGCTACCTGAACAACGCCTTCATAGAAAAGCGGAATGTGGTCATTCACTTTGAGATGCGCGGCGTTGGCGTAGAAAAGCGCCGTCATCAGCTTTACAAGGTGGTGAAGCCGAGCAGATATGTCAAAGTCTACTACAAGACAGCAGGCATTGATGTTTTCACCGAGGGCTATGTGGAAACCTGTGAGGTCAGCAACTTTGAGCAGCTTGTCACGGGACAGATTTCCATTCTCTGCCCGGACATCTACTGGTACTCCACGGAATCCGTCATGGCGTATTACAGCCAGATCACCGGCGCATTCACATTTCCGTTTCCGACCGAGAGCAATCCGGAGCCGTTTGTGCTGGGTAAATTCAACACACAGAACATCATGGAGATCATCAATGACGGCGACGAAATAGGCTTTACCTTGCAGATAGAAGCCCTTGAAGACGCCAGATCACCCACGCTGTACAATGCGGATACAGACGAATACTTGCAGATCACGGGCGATATTCTCGCAGGTGATATTATTACCGTAACAACAAAGACAGGTCATAAGACGGTCACGCTTGACCGCGGCGGAGTGAAAACCAACATCATCAACCGCCTTGTTTCCGGCTCAACATGGTTGACGCTGCGTGAGGGCAAAAACCGCTTCTATCTGCGTGGAACGGGTCTGCAAAATCTGAAAGTGACCATCGTCCACACAAATGCTTTTCTGGGGGTGTGATATATGCAAATTGAAGTCTACAGAATGGACGCTGAAGCGGACAGCCTGACGATCTCTCTTGAAGCGGTGTGTGACAGTTTTTCCTCGCTGCTGTGGGATATTGAGTATTATCAGTGCGGCAGCTTTGAGGTGTATATCGCAGCCAATCCGGAGAATCTTTCGATTTTTCAGACAGGGCGCATCGTGGGCAGAGATGATGACAGTCAGCATTTCGGCATTATTGAGTCGGTGCAGATAGACACTGATGCCGAAAACGGCGATTATCTGACGGTGCGAGGACGTTTCCTCATGTGCCTGCTGGAGCGCCGTATCATTCACCCGACATACAATGTTACGGCACAGAAGGCGTATAGTGAAATTGTTCATGATATTGTTCGGCAGAATACGCTTCTCAATGATAACCGCCGCATTCCCGGCTTATCACTCGGCACTGTCTCCGGCACTTGCTGGGAGCAGACCACAACGCTGCAGGTATCCTATGAAAATCTCATGGAATGGGTGTATACCATCTGCGAGAAGATTGGCGGCACTGTAAATATCCGGCTTGTGAAGGATGTTGGTGAGACATACAAAATGGTACTTGACCTCGCAGAAGGCACAGACCGCAGTCTGATGCAGGAAGATAATCCACATATCATCTTTTCCGATGCCTACAGCAATCTGCTGTCGTTCTCTTACGCTTCTGACACTGCGATCACGCTGAATTTTGCCTACATCTACGGCCACGGCGAGGGTGCAGAGCGCAAGAACACCACATATTGTGTGGATGCCGAGCCAACCTATCTCGAACGCTACGAACTATATGTGGATGCGAAGGATATCTCAGAGGAGGAACAGGTCGAGGGCGAGACTGTGCCGATTCCGGAGGAGCAGTATATCGCACTGCTGAAAACCCGCGGCTCTGAAAAGCTGGTCGATCCGAAAACCGCATCGGAATCGGAGATTGCAGCGGATAGCACGCAGTATGTCTACAACCGTGACTATTTCGTCGGTGATTATGTGACCGTAGAGCATAAGCGTTTCGGCATGATTCAGCCGAAAGTGCAGCTCATCGGTATGATCGAGGCTTTCGATCAGAACGGCCGTAGCCTGACACCGACATTTAAGGAGTGATTTTTATGGCTTTTTCAAGCGGATTTTTCAATTCAAAGGGTCTTGACCGCACCTATACCGCGGAGAATTTCTGTGACTACCTCGGTAGTATCATCTGCAACGGCATTCAGGATAATTACGGCGACTGTTTCAAGCTGACAGCCGCATCTTCCGGACTGAAGGTCACAGTCGGCAGAGGCAAGGCGTGGATCAACGGTCACTATTTCATCAACGATGCGAGATACAGCATCGACCTGACGGAATATCAGGACGAGTCGCTTCCTCGTTATGTCGGCATTGCGATCTATCTGGATACTACGGAAGCAGTCCGCAGCGTCACGCTGAAGCTGTTTCCCGGTACTCCTGCGGAGAGTCCACAGCTTCCGTCTATCCCACAGGACGCTGATCATGTGCGCCTGCTGATGTATGCGGTGCGCCTGAATCCGGGGGCTGAATCTCTCACAGAGCGTGATTGGTACGACTACCGTGAGGACAGGAACGTCTGCGGCTATTGCAGGTGTATCCTCGGCAAATGCAAGGTGACGGATATGTTGGCACAGCTTGCGCAGATTACGGCGGAGATGCAGGAATATAACGATACGGTCGCTGAACTGACGGCGAGAGTGGCAGAGCTGGAAGCAGAGATCGAGGATATTGGCGATATCATTGCCGCTGGTCAGTGCGGCGAAAATGCGTACTATGCACTCTATTCCAGCGGAAAGGTGCTTGTAAAAGGCACTGGCGCAATGTATGACTACGACCTCGAATCCAATCGTTCGCCGTTCTACAGGAACGATGCAGTGAGATCAGTTGTTGTTTCCGAAGGCATTACAACCGTTGGTGAGGATGCCTTTGAACGCTGTCTGAATCTTGAATCTGTATCTCTCCCGACATCACTCACCTCGATCGGCAGCGGTGCATTTATGCCTGCAGATGAATATCCGAGTGCAGCTGGAAAGCTGAACAGCATTACAATTCCAGATGCTGTTACAACAATCGGCGGTGGTGCTTTCTGGGGTGCCGCTCTTAATTCTCTCACAGTTCCTCATAATGTAGCGGCGGTTGGAAAGTATGCTTGCCGTGATTGTACGAGACTGACATCTGTCCGATACGAAGGCTCCGTGATTGGCGGTTTCATGTTCGTTAACTGCACAGCTCTCACGAGCTTTACAATGGCGCACACGGTCACAACAATCGGTGAACACTGCTTCAATTACTGCGGCGCACTTGAAACAATCACTTACGAAGGCAGTCTTGCGGATTGGGCAGCGATCACAAAGCAGTCCAACTGGGACGGCAAAGGTGGCATGGAGGTCGGACAGTCAGGTCTTACCCGTATCCAGTGCCTTGACGGATTTATGGAATGGGATGCAGAGAATCATGAGTGGAAAGTTGGTGAAGAATAATGTGGAAATTCCTTGTAAAGAATCAGAGCATTGAGATCCTCGAAAGAGAAGTCCTCGCAGACCACCAGATCCAGTATGTGCAGTTCAAATTCACATTTGACGGCGACTGGAAGCGTTTTCACAAGGTGGTGCAGTTCTCGCAGTGCGATGAGGTGTATTCCGTTGTGCTCGGCACAGAAGGAACGACCTTGTATCTCCCTGCGGAGCTTCACGCAGGTGCGGTGAAAATGGCAGTGTTCGGCTATGATACGGAATCAGATACGACTGTGAGGGCGACAACTGTTCCTGTGACACTGAATATCCGTGAATCCGGATTTGAAGGTGATGAACCGCCTATCCCGCCGACACCGGATCTGTATACACAGCTTCTGAAGCGTATCGAGGACGCTGAACATGGTCTTGACGGTAAGAGTGCCTACGAGATTGCTGTGGAGCACGGCTATGTCGGCACTGAGGAAGAATGGCTTGCTTCTCTGCACGGCAAGGACGGTATCACACCGGATATGTCCGAGTATCCGAAAACATCTGAGGTGCAGACCATTGTGGAGACTGTCATTCAGCCTGTCGCAGAGGAATCCCATACACACGATAACAAAGCTACGCTCGATAGCATCACACCGGAACTGTTCTCTGACCTTTCCGGTTTGCAGCAGTTTGAGGACAGCACGATCTATGAGCTTCAGACACTGAATGAAGCCGTGGAGAACCTCAGACCGAGCACGCACACGCATAATAACAAAGCTGTGCTTGACCGCATTACTGAGGCAATGATCGACGCAATTGCGGAATATCCGCCCTTTGAAGACTGGACGCGAGAGCAGATCCACACACTGTTTGAAATGGTCAACAATTTCAGCAACACAGCCCATACCCACGAAAATAAGGTCACTCTCGATGCCCTGACACCGGAACTTTTTTCTGATCTCGCAGGCTTGCAGCAGTTTGAGGACAGCACGCAGTATGACATTCAGACGATCAACGAGGCACTTCTGACACTGAATGCGCAGCGGCACACACATGACAACAAGGCTGTGCTTGATACGATCACAGAGCAGTATATGCGTGATCAGGCTGCATTTCAGGCTTCGACCGCAGGCGCACTGCATGGACTTTCTACAGGACTGAGCGAGGTTTCGGCACAGGCACATTCCCATGCCAATAAAGCTGTTCTGGACGGCATTACGCAGGAAATGCTCGATGACATGGCTTCTATCGCAACTGTGATCGGACAGGCACACTGGCATCATAACCTCACAACGCTCAACTCCATCACGGAATCCCATGTGAGCAGATGGAATGAAGCATACACCGCAGCAATGAACCTGAATGAGCGTGTGGGTGTCAATGAGGGCGTGTTCGAGCGTTTCAGGACGGAAATTCTCTATGATATGCAGGGTGCAAAGACCTCTATCACGGATATTTACACCCGCCTTGAAGCTGTTGAAACTGCACTCTCCGGAGTGGAGGAGGCACTGTCCAATATTGTGGAGGTGACAGCATGAGTATCGCAAATTATCTGACTGAGCTGGACAATCAGCGCGACCAGCTTGCAAGGAACCTTGTGGCAATGGGTGTGCAGGCTTCACAAACAGAAAAACTGAATACCCTTGTCCCGAAAGTGCTTCAAATCCCGCAGACAAAGCCGGATGTCACGCTGTTCAGGGCTTCTATTGACACGCTCCATGACTACGGTGAAAAGGTCTACACCTTCTACAATGACGGCTACCGCAGTCTCTCCGGCTTCACAGAATCGTATCAGCATTTCTGCTGTGAGGAAAACGGCTATGCGATCTACTACAATCAGCCGGATTTTAACTGGGGGCAGACCATTTTTACGATGTGTGTGGAACCTGTTCACATCAGTTCTTCTAACAAGATTATGATGAGCTATAAGTCGGGTGCTACAGATATCGGTGAGATGTGGCTCGTTCCGAAAAACAATGATACACTTTCTCCGGCGGATACTGCAAGATATATCTACGAGGCTATCCAGAATAATCAGGCAGTTTCTGTTCCGTTCGGCTGGCTCGGTACCGTTGGTAACTATATCAATGTCCTGCATGAATGTAATGGTATCAGTTCCGGCGATTATTATCTTGCATGGAAAGCAATCACCGACAATACCAGTCCGATGATCCGTTCCGTGAAGGTAGTGGACGCGACAATTTGAGAGAGGATGATAAAATGAAAGAAAATATCTGTACAGCCGCCGGGGTCATCGGCGGCTTTTTTGCGGCACTGCTCGGAGGGTGGGATTCAGCATTGGCAACACTCATCATTTTCATGGCGATCGACTTCACAACCGGGCTAATCACTGCATCTATGGGCAGAAGCAAGCACAGCAAGACTGGCAGACTCAGTTCCAAAGCCGGATGGGTCGGGCTTGCAAAGAAATTCTGCATTCTGCTCATGGTTGTGGTCGCTGTCCGCATGGATATCATGATCGGGACCACATATATCCGTGACGCGACCTGCATCGGCTTCTGTGTCAATGAACTGCTTTCTATTATTGAAAACACCAGTCTCATGGGAATCCCGTATCCGCCTGCTATTAAGAAAGCTATCGAGGTGCTTCAGAAGAGAGCATCGCATATTGATGACGAGATTCAGGAAATGATCGATGATATGGAGGACGGAAAAAAGTAATGCAGCCGATCACTCGACTGCATTACAAAGGAGATGGTGTATTATAGATTGATCTTGAAATCTGGTGAACCTTCACCATTGACAGTGAAGTATGCCACTCCCTCTTCGGGCTTGACATAAACACGGAATTCTGTTACAGCCTTGCGCTTATGTGCGGACTTGTATGCCTTATACGCCTTAGCTGCGATATCGCTGATGTCAAACTCCGCATCGCCAAGCTGAAGTGTGGTGATAAGAACAGGCTCTGCTTTCTTGTCAGCCTTCTTCGCTCTGGGCTTGCGTGTTTTCTTTTCGGGTGTTTCAGCGACAGGGACTTCAGCGACAGTCTCGGCAATCGGCTCTGCGATGACCGGAGCAGTTTCAACAACAGCTTCGACTTTCTTTGCCGCAGGCTTTCTGCCGCGCTTCTTGGCAGGGGCTTCGACAGCAGGTGCATCAACGGCTGCTGTTTCTGCAACAGATTCTACAACTTCGGCTGCTGTAATCGGAGTGGTCTCAGCGACTGCTTCGACAGCGGCTTTTTTCTTGCGTGTTGTTTTCTTTGCAGTTTCGGTTTTGGGGCTTGCAGGTTTTCTTGGCATTGTTCATGCACCTCCGTTTTTTTTCTAATTATAGCATTAGTATACCGTTTTTGTCAAGCCGTAATCAGCGATTTTACGCAGAAAGGAAAAGAAAATGAACAAGAATTATGAGTACTCGGATACCACACAGCTTTCCCCGCATTTTAACGCAAAAGAGTTCCGCTGTAAGTGCGGAAAAGAGCACGAGTTCAGTGTGTCTGATGAACTGGTGCAAAAGCTGGAACATCTGTATGCCGCCCTTAATTGCAGTAAGATCATTGTGACTTCCGGCTTCAGATGTTCCGCTCACGATAAGGCAGTGAAGGGCAGCGGTACCGGGCAGCATACGCTCGGCAATGCCGCAGATATCTGCTGCTATGGGCAGGACGGGCAGCCGATTTCCTCTAAGGTGGTCTGCTGCAAGGCACAGGATATCGGGTTCAGGGGCATTGCCAATATTACCGCTGCTTATCAGTACACGCACGTCGATGTGCGTCCCAACGGCAAGTGGTACGGCGATGAAGTGCATGGCAACAGCACGGTGACCGATGATTTTTACAAGTATTTCGGGGGTGAGGATATGAAGGGCATTGATGTGAGTGTACACAACGGCGATATCGATTGGGGTAAGGTCAAAGCTGATGGTATTGATTTCGCTATCCTGCGTGCAGGATACGGCAGACTGGTGTCGCAGAAGGACGAGCGTTTCGAGCAGAACTACGCAGGCGCAAAGGCGGCGGGTATTCCCATCGGTGCGTACTGGTACTCCTATGCCATGACTCCGGAGGAGGCAGAACTGGAAGCAGATGTGTTCCTCTCGGTCATCAAGGGAAAGCAGTTCGAGATGCCTGTATACTTTGACCTTGAAGAAAAGAAGCAGTTTGACCTCGGCAAGGAACAGGTCTCTGCAATCATGCGTGCGTTTCTCAAAAAGGTTGAGAGCGCCGGTTATTTTGTCGGGCTGTACGGCTCTGCTTCTTCTCTGACTACTCACACTGCTGACGATATCAAGTCGTGGTACACGATCTGGCTGGCGCACTGGGTGGACAAGACCAACTACAGCGGTGCTTACGGCATCTGGCAGTATTCTGAGAAGGGTAAGGTTGCAGGTATCAACGGCAATGTGGATCTGGATATCTGCTATAAGGATTTCCCGACTGTCATCAAGGGCAAGGGGCTGAACGGCTGGGGGAAGACTCCCACTCCTGTGCCCAATGTGCCGGATACCGGTGTTACGGTGACTGTGCAGATCGGTAAGGACAGCTATAAAGGCACGCTGAAGAAGGTGTGATTCGTTAAAACAGAGGGAACGCCCCCTCTGTTTACATAAGAAATACGTAGAATAATTCCGCCTGTGATCTCAAAAAAATGCGAGAATGACTTGCTATGTACGCTGTTTTATGGCAATATAAGATGACCGCAGAAGATGGTGGTCAGATAGGAGGTATCCATGGAAAACAAGAAAAAACGAACGTGTGCATACTGCCGTGTCAGCACTGCAAGTGATACTCAGGATGGCTCTTTTGAGGTCCAGTGCGAGTATTACGAAAGACTGATAAGCTCCGATCCTGAAATGGAGTTTGTCGGAGTGTACGGCGATCACGGAAAGAGCGGCAGAAAGATGTACAACCGCACAGAGCTGAATCGAATGATAAAGGATTGTGAAGACGGCAAGATTGATCTTATCCTGACGAAAAGCATATCTCGATTTGCAAGAAACATGGCAGACTGTGTTGAGACTGTCAGACATCTCAAGGAGCTTGGGGTTCGTGTGTTATTTGAGAAGGAAAATCTTGATACAGATACCATGACCGGCGAATTGATACTCGGTATACTTGCAACGATCGCGCAGGAAGAGAGCATTTCTTTATCACAGAATCAGGCATGGAGTAGAATGAAACACCTTGAACGAGGAGAAACATGGTCTCCTCCAAGATATGGCTACACATCTGACGGTAAAAATCATGGCTGGGTGATTGTTCCAAATCAAGCCGAAGTTGTCAGAATGGCATTCTACATGGCAGCTACTTGCCACACATACGCTGAGATCAGAGATGAAATGAATCGTATGGAAAGAGAGGAAGGAAGCAAAAAAGTATGGACAAAGCCCACTGTCGCTTTGCTTCTGCGAAGTGAGAACTATGTGGGTGATTTCCTCTCCAATAAAGAATGTACAATCATTGACAGTAACGGAAAGGAAAAGAGAGTCAAGAATAAAGGTTTTGTCGATCAGATCCTTATTGAAGGGCATCATCCCGCCATCGTAAGCCACGAGTTATTTGATATTGTCCAGGAATTGATAAAACACGGGACAATCGGAGGTGGAAGATCAGTATTCTCTGCTGAAGAAAAATATCTGATGGAAAAAGGTCAAAAGATCGCTGAAAAGGAGGTAAAATTGTGGGAAGCACAAAGATAAAGCGAATACTCAATCAGGATATATCCGAAACCACAAAGCCGAAGCTACGTGTATGTGCTTATTGTCGTGTTTCCTCAAAGTCTGAAGAGCAGCTTACCAGCTACGAAACACAGGTTGCGGTATACACAGAAAAGATTTCTTCAGAGCCAGGCTGGGAGTTTGTAGGGATCTACGCCGACAGAGGAACTTCTGCGACAATGATGGCGAGACGTAAAGAGTTCCTCAGAATGCTTGAAGACTGTGAAAAAGGCCTTATAGATTGCGTGATCTGTAAATCACTGTCCCGATTTGCGCGTAATACGCTTGATGCGCTGAATTGTATCAAAAAGCTCAGAGATCTTGGAGTCCGATTAATACTCGAAAAAGAAGGAATCGATACAGATATGATCTCTTCCGAAATACTGCTTTCTGTATTTGCAGCGTTCGCCCAGGAAGAAAGCCATTCACATTCGGAGAATGTAAGATGGGGAAAACGGAAACGGCTTCAGAACGGTGAACCGCTTTTGATAAGGTGCTACGGTTACCGAAAGAATGAAGCAAACGATAATATAGAGATCGTTCCAAGAGAGGCAGAGGCCGTCAGACTGATTTTTGATTTATATGAACACGGGACATCTGTACCCGAAATAGCCAGGATTCTTTTTGAGAAAGGATATACGAGACCGGACGGAAAAGATAAGGTTTGGGACCCTTCAAGGATCCACTACATGATAGCCAATGAGAAATATGCCGGTGATATCATAGCTCAGAAATACTATGTAAAGGATTATATCACCCATCGTTCACGCCGAAATAACGGAGCACTGCCAAGTGTATATATAAAAAATCACCATGAGCCCATTATATCAAGGAAACAGTTTGAACGGTGCAATGTAATTCTTGAACTCAAAAAAAGAACAGCACCTTTGCAGTATCCGTATGCAGAATTCTTCCGCTGCCCTTACTGCGGTCATGTTCTCCGCCAAAGAAAGCTGTTGATCCAGAACTGCTATGCTCATTTCTGTTGTGAAGGAGAAGGAGCGTGCAGAGAATTCGCAATACCGTCACAAGAGGTGGAAAAAGCGATTCTGAAGGCTTATGAATCACTCGATTTAAAAGAAGTGAAGCGTATCGTAAATAGCAAAAATACCGACAGAGCAGAGAATGCAGAACTGCTTCTGCAAGTAAAAGAAAAATACCCGGCATTCAGTAAACTGGATTACTGGTGGCTGGATGATCTGGTAGAAAGTATCAGTTTCGGTTTGCACAGCCATACGGCTTCTGAACTGAAAAAAGGCGGTATTGATGATAGAACGGTTAGTATTCACTGGAAATGCGGCATTGTAACAACATTATCTTCCGGTGTGCTGCGGGACTCACAGGATCCAAGGCACAAGGCAGAATTATGGGATGCTTATCTTCTGAGGTACCCATCACAGTTTCCGGAGCTTGTTGAAGAAGTGCGGAAAAATAAATAATATTATGCGGCTTTCTGATTACAGGAGGCCGCTTTTTTCTGTATATTGACCAGTTATCCTGCTGAAACATCGGGATTATTCTCCGATTTATGATTGCGAAATGACTTGATATATCGGCTGTTTTACGCAATAATAGGATAACGCTGAGGGATAATACTCAGTTGATCCCATTCAGAAAGGGGCAAATTATGAATATTGAGAAGATCATTCTTGAGCCGCAGAATCCTGAAGAACCGGATACTGCGAAAGAGCTGAGAGTTGCAGCATACTGCCGTGTGTCTACTGACAATGATGAGCAGAGAACCAGCTTCGAGAATCAGGTCAGATCCTATACTGATATGATAGAAAGCAGACCGGGCTGGAAGCTGGCAGGAATCTACGCAGATGAAGGCATGACAGGTACCAGTGTTTCAAAGCGAAAACAATTCCGGAAAATGATCAGGGATTGTGAAGCCGGAAAAATCGATCTGATCGTAACCAAGAGTATTTCCCGCTTTGCCAGAAATACCCTTGAATGCCTGACGTTTGTCAGACACCTCAATGAGATCGGAGTACATCTTATCTTTGAAAGCAATCATATCGATACCAGAACTGCATTCTCAGAAATGCTTCTGACTGTCCTTGCAGCATTTGCACAGGAGGAAAGCCGCTCTATTTCGCTGAATACGACATGGAGCATCAGGAAACGTTATGAGGAAGGAAGATCCCGTTGGAGCAAACTGTACGGATATGAGAAGAATGAAAACGGAGAATACCAGATCGTCCCAGAACAGGCCAGAGTTGTGAAGGAAATATTCACGCTGTATGAGCATGGTGAGTCCATCGACAAGATCATGAAGCATTTACAGAGCAATCATGTTCCAACACCGGAAAACTGCGAAACGTGGTCCATGTGTACAGTGCGGTTAATGCTTCAGAATGAAAGATATTGTGGAGATATTCTCCTGCAAAAGACCATCTGCGAAAGCCATATTACACATAAGCAAATAAAGAATGATACCACTGAGGTGCCCAGTTACTATATTGAAAATCATCATCAAGCTATCATCAGCAGAGAACAGTTCAACCGCTGTAAGCAGATTCTTGCAATGAGAAGAACGCCTCATCCGGATATGCCCGGTAAGTATAACAATCAGTATCCGCTCGGAGACAAACTCGTGTGTCCGATCTGCGGTTCCAGACTGTTTAAGAGGAGTATCAAGATACAAAGACCCGGAAGCGGATGGAGCTGCGAGATCGGTGAACATGCCTGCCGACAGTTTATTATCCGTGCAAGCTTGGTGGATCAAGCGCTGCTCAACGCTTATCACACATTGGACACCGGCATTGTAGAGAAGAAACTTGACAGCCCAAAATTCGGCTCTGAGGCAGAAATTATGCTGAGATACAAAAGAGAATATCCCAGAATGAAAAAGGTCGATTATTGGTGGGTGGATGATCTTGTTGATCATATTGAGTTCGGAAAACACATCAGGACCACCAAGGAATTGATTGCTTTGGAAGTGAAAGGAACGCCTGATCCGGATGACAGGTCCATGAAAGTTTTCTGGAAATGCGGACTTGTGACAACGGTTCCTTCAGACGTCTTTTATGATTCTGATCTTCCGGGCAGAATTGCAAAGCGCTATTATAATCAGCAGCAGAGGAAAGCTGAAAAGGAAAAGACAAGTAAAGGGAAAGGGAGGGATAAGCAATGAAGATTACAAGAATCCCCAGAATCAGAGATCAGCATAAGAAGCGTGTAGCGGCCTACTGCCGTGTGTCTACAACTCTTGACGAGCAGGAAGAAAGCTACGAGGCGCAGCTTTCCTATTACACAAGGCTCATACAGGCGCATGATGACTGGGACTTTGCCGGAGTATACAGTGACGAGAAAAGCGGTGTCAAGGCCTCGAACCGCCCGGGATTTCAGAGGCTTATCAAGGATGCGCTGAACGGCAAGGTGGACTATATCCTTGTAAAGAGCATATCCAGATTTTCACGAAATATCGTGGATTGCCAGAAATACGCCAATCTTCTGCACGGTAACGGCGTTGATATTCATTTCGATAAGGAGAATCTGGATACCGCCGAGCCTTCCTGTTCCATGATGTTTTCTTTCCTTTCAGCGATAGCGCAGGACGAGAGCCGCTCTATTTCGGAAAACGTCAGGTGGGGATATCGGGAACGCTTCAAGCGCGGAGAGTATAACCTTGGGAATAACCGTATCCTTGGATATGACTGTGTTGACGGCAAACTTGTACCGAATAAGGATGCGGATGCGGTTCGCATGATCTTTCAGATGTATATTGAAGGCAAGAGCATTGAGGAGATCCGCCGTTTACTGACTGATTATGGAATCAGGACGAAAAAAGGCCAGCCGCTTGCACATAATAATATCATGTATATCCTTCAGAATGAGACATATATGGGAGATAAGCTGCTGCAGAAGCAGCCTCCTAAGAATTTCCTGACGAAGAAACCGGATGAAAGAGTGCCGTATGAAAGTAATTATCTTGAAAATGATCATGAGGCCATTGTGGACAGGAAAACATGGGATACTGTACAGGAGATCATACGTCAAAAGAAAGCGGTGACGGCAGCGGTCGGAAGAATCGGCGGCAGACCGCACTATCTGTACGGAAAGCTCTACTGCGGCGAGTGTGGTGAACCGATGACAAGACGTACACTGAACGGTCCGAAAGGTATCAAGCATAAGGTATGGACTTGCAGAGGACGCCATGAGGGACGGAAAGGAAATGGCTGCAAATGCAGGAATGTGAAAGAAAACGAGTTAATTGCCGCCATTTCAGAAAGAATAGGCGAAGAGCTTACAGAAGAAAATGCGTCAATGCTCAAAAAGGTGCTTATTGAAATGGAGGATATATCGATAGAATACGCCGATAATATAGTATAAAGTCGATAACGGAAGATACGTGCTGTAATTGTTTTACGCTTACGACCTTGATGATTTCTCTGAATGCAATCTGGATGTATATCATTTCGAGGAAAGTCATAGAGAAAAAAGCGGTCTTTACCAATGCATGAGTCTATTGATCGTTGCATTAATGGATCTCGGATTGATTGAATTATTACCGTAAGATCTCTATCACCTCGGCGATAGGAACCCGAATAACTATCTGCTGCGCCCACTGAGCAACTGTCGAAAAAACCGGCAGCCGCTTAGTGGACCTTTTTGTTATCACTAGCAACACTTAAAGCACAATACATAAACCGATGATGCTATGTGATTTCATATTTGGCGACATTTGTATTGACTTTTGCCGAAACATCTGCTATAATAATATCATCATATTTAAAATCGTCAGTGTTGCTAGTGGTAACACTGCGTGTAGGAGGTACTTATGAAGCACTTATCTTCAAAACTGCTTGCTGAGACTGTTATAAGCAGAAGAAAGGCAATCAAGATGTCGCAGCTTACCCTGTCTAAATCAACAGGCATCAATCGTTCGATCATCTCTAGACTGGAAAGTGAAGACTATACACCCTCTGTGGATCAACTGCTCGCTCTTGCAGAGGTCCTTGAATTCGATCACAGAGATGTATTCGTAGACGATACTGCTTCGGAGGTTACTCCTGTGGAGCGTAAAAAGATCGCTGTAGCCGGTACCGGCTATGTGGGACTGTCCCTTGCTGTTCTGCTGTCTCAGCACAACGATGTGACCGCTGTGGACATCGTTCCGGAAAAGGTCGAGAAGCTGAACAACTGGCAGTCTCCGATTCAGGATGACTTCATTGAGCAGTATCTTGCAGAGCATGAAGAACGTCAGCTTTCCCTCAAAGCTACAACCGACGGAGAATCCGCATACAAGAACGCTGATTTCATCATCGTTGCTGCACCCACGAACTATGATCCCAAGACCAATTTCTTTGACTGCTCGGCTGTTGAAGCAGTGCTTTCTCTCATAAAGAATGTAACAGGCAAAAAGAAGAACAAGCCCACCATTGTCATCAAATCCACAATCCCTGTCGGCTACACAGCACAGGTTCGTGAAAAGCTGGGCATGGACAATATCATTTTCAGCCCTGAGTTTCTTCGTGAATCCAAGGCGCTTTATGACAACCTCTATCCGAGCCGTATCATCGTTGGCTCCGATGAAGCGAACATGAAGGCTGCTGAGGAGTTTGCAGCACTTTTACAGCACGGTGCGATCAAGCCGAATATTGATATTCTCTTCATGGCATCCACAGAGGCTGAGGCAGTAAAGCTGTTCGCTAATACATATCTTGCCCTCAGAGTATCTTATTTCAACGAACTGGATACCTATGCAGAGGTCAAGGGGCTGAATACTGCAAATATCATCAGAGGTATCTGTCTTGATCCCCGTGTTGGCGACTACTACAACAACCCGTCCTTCGGCTACGGCGGCTACTGCCTGCCAAAGGATACCAAGCAGCTGCTTGCAAACTATCAGAAAGTTCCTCAGAATATGATGACTGCTATTGTTGAGTCGAACAGAACCAGAAAGGATTTCATTGCTGACCGAATCATGGAGATTGCCGGCACTTACGGCAACAGTGCTGACTACTCCGCGGAGCAGGAAAGCAAGCAGAAGGAAGTCGTTGTGGGTGTATACCGACTCACAATGAAATCCAACTCAGACAACTTCCGTCAGTCCTCAATTCAGGGCGTCATGAAGCGCATCAAGGCAAAGGGTGCGACAGTTATCATTTATGAGCCGACACTTGAAAACGGCAGCACATTCTTTGGCTCCCTTGTGGTCAACGATCTGAAGAAGTTCAAGAAGAAGTGCGGCTGTATCGTGGCTAACCGCTACGATCCCGCTCTCGATGATGTTGAAGAAAAGGTATATACAAGAGATCTGTTCCGGAGGGATTAAGATATGAGCAAAGAAAGAATTGACTTGAACGGCAAAACCATACTTGTGACCGGTTCTCCCGGATTTATCGGTGCAAACCTTGTACTGCGACTTCTAAAGGAAATGTCCTCCGGCACGGTTGTCAGCCTTGACAACATGAACGACTACTATGATCCTGCACTGAAAGAATATCGTCTGTCTCTGATCAAAGAAGCCGCGATCACTTCGCCGGTCAAGCATATATTCGTCAAGGGTTCGATCTCAGACAAGGCGCTGATCGACAAGCTGTTCGCTGAATATCACTTTGATGTAGTGGTCAACTTAGCAGCACAGGCAGGTGTCCGTTATTCCATCGACCACCCGGATGTGTACATTGAAAGCAATATCATCGGTTTCTACAATATCCTTGAAGCCTGCCGCCATAATCCGGTGGAGCATCTGGTGTATGCTTCCAGCTCGTCTGTCTACGGTGGAAACAAGAAGGTTCCGTTTAGTGTGGATGATAAGGTTGACAATCCTGTAAGCCTTTATGCTGCGACCAAGAAAAGCAATGAGCTGCTTGCACATTCTTACTCCAAGCTCTACAACATTCCGTCCACAGGCTTGCGCTTCTTCACAGTATACGGCCCTGCGGGAAGACCGGATATGTTCTACTTCTCAGCTACGAATACTTTAGCGAAAGACGGAACGATCAAGATTTTCAACTACGGTAACTGCAAACGTGATTTCACCTACGTTGACGATATTGTTGAGGGCGTGTACAGAGTCATGCAGGGAGCGCCGGAGAAGCAGAATGGCGAGGACGGACTGCCGCTTCCGCCTTATGCAGTGTATAACATCGGCGGCGGTACTCCTGAGAATCTGCTCGACTACATTAGCACATTACAGGAGGAGCTTGTGAACGCAGGCGTGCTTCCGGCTGACTATGACTTTGAAGGCCACAGAGAGCTTGTCGGAATGCAGCCCGGTGACGTGCCTGTGACCTATGCGGACAGCAAGGCTCTGGAGGATGACTACGGTTTCAGACCGACTATCGGCATCCGTGAAGGACTGAGAAAGTTCGCTCAATGGTACGCTGAATATTATAAATAAACATAATGCCCACTTACTACGGCTTCAAATGGCATAGATAATATGCCGATTGAAAGCATAGTTTGTGGGCAGTCTCTTTGTCGTTTATTTTCACTATCCTCCTCCACTATTGTAATGCATACTCTTTTTGTAGTATATATAAAAATGAAATACTGCCATCAGAAGATAACAGAAGCATCCAAGACGAATCCAGGATGCTTCATATTATTGAGATTATAAAAATGTCATTCATTGTAACTATAGTATTCCCAATGATACCCCATGCAGGTGCTATTGCGTCCTTTACAGCAGTTGGTTATGCTTGATGCGCTACAATGATATTTTTCAGCTGCATCGTTAACACTACTAAACACTTCATCTGTGTCTATATTACGAACCATTTTATGGCGACTTGATAAAGAACACATTGGGCATGCTCGTCCTCGTGTTCTATTTTTTATTGTTGATTGCCATTCATAGTCACATTTATTACATTTCCACCAGTATTTGGCTTTTAGCGTGGAGAAACCAAAGACTTCAGTTGCTTCTATTCCGTTTTTGGTTTTATTCCATTCAAGTGCTAATTCTGGGTATGCAACTGACAATGACTTCCCATAATGGTCATCGTTGTTTTTACTAGCTCGTATGTTTCTTTGTTTAACATGTCCACAAGCAGGGCAACCTACACCTAAACGAGTTCGATTTGATAAATACGCTTTCCATGTATTACCACAGGTGTTGCATCTAAACCAAAACTTTCCTTTGTTATATATTGCTTCTGAGGGGCTAATGCCATTTAAGTCATATGCCCATTCTGATGCGATATCTGGAAAACGACTTTCAAGGTCATTGAATCCTTTTAGTAGCTTTCGGTTGTTACAGTATGGACAGTGTTCGCCCCCTCTTGTCATTAGTTTCACCTGACATTTATATTCATGACCATATTTATCAATCCACCATACCTTTTTATCTGATGAACTCAAGATATTAAACGGAGTTAAAGTACCATTTTTGGTTGGATGCCATAGATCAATTAAATCGGGGTATAATTCGCCTATGCTGCCTTGTTGCTTGATTCCCAGATATGATGAATAAATATCGAATTCATCACGAATTATATTGATATCAATCGCTTGGTCAGATAATGACTTACAGATGTTTGAAATGATACTATTTAGTGAAGTCCAGTCTCCATATGAGTAGCGGTAAGTTATATCATTGTTATTCAATTCTTTGCATCCATTTTCCCTAATTCTAATTAGCTTGATATTTTTAGATTGGCACAGGATGCTTTTTCCTTTATCTCGAGTTGCATCTTTGTGCCATGCCATTCCATCATATTCTATAGCAGTCATGATAGAAGGTATATATATATCTAATTCATAGCCATCCAGTACCGTCCGATCGCCGTTAATTGCATCTGGGAAAATTTTATGTATATAAAAATACACGGCTTGTTCTGGAAAAGATGATTGTTGTTCTTTTGCACAGATAGGGCAACTGAAGTGATAACATTGTCTTGCAATTTCTGATTGAAATTCGTGCCCACATTTACCGTGCCACCAAACAATTGTATGCGATCCTTTAGTAAAATTATCAGGTGTTAGTGCGTTTTTTGTTGGATGCCAGAATTCAATCAAATCTGGATTTGTGACTGTTAAGTCGTTAAACCCCTTCCATAACCGCCCATTAAAAAAAGGACATCCGCAACCAGCGCATCTGCTTGCTATTGTCGCTTCCCATTCGAAATCAAAGTGTTTACCTGTTGCTGGATCATCATAGGGAAGATACCACCAAGCTTTATCTGAACATCCGCTAGATACATCAGTGGGAGTTAGCATACCATTCTTCGTTGGATGCCATTCCTTTGCGAGTTCCGGATGAGTATCTAAAAGTGATCGCTTATTACGAATTATGGTTTTTCTGTATGAATTGGACATTTTTATTTTTCCACAGGAAGGACAACCGCGGTGTAATTGATTTCGATTTGAAACCTTTGCTTTCCATTCAAAACCACAAACAGAACACTTCCACCAAAACTTACGATTATCATTTGGAGAAATCTGATTAGGTAGAATTACATTCTTATTAGTATCCCATTCTTTCGCTAAATCTGGATTAATCGTTTCTAAATCATTGAAACCTGGCCAAGGTCTTCCAAATAGGAAGGGACAACCGCTTCCTTTTAAAGCTCTATTATTAATAATTGCTTCCCATTCAAAATCAAAATGCTTTCCTGTTTGAGGATCATCATATGCTAACAGCCACCATACTTTCTTTAGGCTACCACATGTGACATCAAAAGGAGTTAACGATCCATTTTTTGATGGATGCCATTCCTTGGCTAATTGTGGGTGAGTAGTTGCTAAATCATTATATCCTACTAAAATCTGTCTATTTGCGCATATTGGACAACATGAACCTTCCTTTTTTGCACGATTATACATCACACATTGAAAGCTGTGTCCTTTTGAGCAGACCCACCAAGCTTTGTAGCTAGCACCATACATTGTATTGCGCGGGGTCCTCTCATTATTTTTAGTGTAGTCCCATTCAGCAAGTAAATCTTCTCTAGAATTGGTAATGCACCATGATTCAAAATCATTAACGCCTAATATCAGTAAATTTGGCATATGAAGCACCTTCTTCAAAGAAATACAATGATTCTATTATTGTATAAAACGGAATAATATCTATTTATATTATAACAGATATTATGAAAATACGCAAGCAGAAATAGACGAGATTATGCTATCGAAAAGGGCATTATTCTTTTTACGCACAGAGAGCGAAGCACCTAAGACGAATCTGGGTGCTCTGCTACCTATGGAAAATCTGCCAGTTGAACGCATAGTTTGTGAGCATCATTTTTGTAATGCTATTACAAACTTTTCTGTTACCTCTTGCAATGTAAATTTTTTTGTAGTAAGCTGATAAGCAAAAGAAATCCACGTAGGAGGTACATAAAATGAAACATCCATTTTACTCTGTGAGTATTGATGACATTCCTTTCGGAGATCGTATTATCGCAATTCTGCTACGCACATATCTTGTCAGATGTAATGATGCCGAGCAAAAACTGGCTGCTGTACTCAGCGAAGGTATTTTGCTGAAGCTTCCGGCTCTTGCCAAAGATCAGGAGGCGATTCCGCTGAAGACAGTGCTTGAAGGTGAACACCTTGCTAAACTGATCGATGAAGCGGTTGCATTTATGAAAGCAGATCAAACCGATCATTCAGATTCCGATATGGGAGATATCTTTGCATCCGCCAAGGAAATGCTGGATAATATCTCTGGCAAATCGGTTGTGATGAATATGAGCGTTGAACTGGCTGAATACATCACCAAACTGTACTATGCGCTGAAAGCCGGCGAATGAAGAATATATAAGAAATACTGCCCGCGTAGAGAGCAGAAGCACCCAAGACCTGATCCGGATGCTCTGCTGCCTATGCGGGCAGTATTTTTGTTTTAGATTCCGTGCTCCTGAAGGAGCTTTTTCATGTGTCTGAGCATATCCATGAGGATAGCTTTTTCTGCGGGGGTGCAGTCGTGAATGAGCGCCATGATTTCGGCATCAGTCGATGTTTGAGTGTGCGTGAGGTTACTGTTGAGCAGGTCATCGGCAGATGCGTTAAGCGCATTTGCAATTGCCACAAAGAGATTTAGACTCACGCCACAATGGCCGCCTTCGATTCTACGCACATGTCTTTCAGTTGAGTCGATAATGTCGCCGAGATCTGCCTGTGATAATCCTTTTTGTTCTCTGTACTTTTGGATCTGGATTCCAATTAAATCGTAGTTTAAATCCATATAATTATGCCTTTCTATATGGCCCGCATGGCAGTATCTATATTACCACTAGGACAAACACATAGCAAGCGGATTTAAAGATTTTAAGATGGTGGCCACTTTCTCCCCCAGCTATAGCACCATCTTAATCAAAATTAGGACATTAGATGTCCTTTTTATAAGAAAATAGGACATTGCGTGTCCTTGTAAGATATCCCTACATAAAGTATAATAGAAGATGAAATAGTGATGCCGGAAGGAAGTGTGAGAAACCGTGGAATCAAAGCTCTTAACGCTGTACAGCGATGTGACCGCTATGCCGGTCAACTGGCTGTGGCAGCCATACATAGCAATCGGGAAAATCACACTTCTGCAAGGTGATCCCGGCAGCGGAAAGTCAAGCATGATGATGAATCTGATCGCCGAACTGTCTAAAGGCGGATCAGCACCTGATGGCAGAGCTTTCGGTATTCCGCAGAGAATCATCTATCAGTGTTCCGAGGATGGAGCGAAGGATACGATCAAGCCAAGATTGCTGGCCGCAGGAGCTGATTGCAGTAACATCGCTTTTATCGATGAAGAGGTCTACAGCGGTCTGACTCTGGATGACGAGCGTATCAGAGAGGCTATTACAGAATGGAGACCGAGGCTTCTGGTCATTGATCCCATACAGTCATACATCGGGAATGATTCTGACCTTCAGATAGCGGGGAAAGCAAGAAAGCTGATGCGCCGCATCGGTATGTGG